GGTGCTGGTGGAAGACGGCGATCACATCCGCATCGGTCAGACCTATGCGCGACACCTCGCCCAGTCGCTGGTTGAAACCAAGGAAACCCTCGGTGCGAACGTGCTTAACCGCTCGTTCAACGCCGCCTATCCGGGCGGCGACGGCGTCGAGCTGGTTGCCACCACCCACCCGGTTGTCAACGGTACTCAGTCGAACAAGCTGACCACCGCTGCCAACCTGTCGCAGACCTCCCTGGAACAAATGCTCGTTCAAATCCGCAACGCTGCGGACAACAACGGCAAGCGTATCCGCCTGACCCCGAAGAAGCTGGTTCTGGGTCCGTCGAACGTGTTCCAAGGCGAAGTCCTTCTGAAGTCCGTCCTGCGGGCTGGTACGGCCAACAACGATATCAATCCCGTGAAATCCATGGGGCTGCTCGATGGTGGCCAAGCCAACCTGTCGCGTATCACCTCGACCACCGCTTGGTGGGTTGAGACTGACGCGCCGGAAGGTCTGAAGCTGGCCAAGCGCCGTGGGCTTGAAAAGTCCATGGAAGGCGACTTCGAAACCGACAGCATGCGCTACAAGGCCACCGAGCGTTACGCGTTCGGCTGGACCGACTGGCGCGGTGCCTACGGTACTCCGGGTATCTAAACGGGAACCGGGCCGGGAGTTATGCTCCCGGCCCATTTGTAGGAGGCCCCAATGGGCAACATCTCGAACACTAGGTTCCCGTTCGGGCTTACCAACGTCAACGATGTCAATCTCTTCGCTGACATGGTCCAGCCGGACCCGACCCTGTTTCACCAGTACTTCCAAGACTTCGACACCTACGTCGCTGGCGATTGGACCGTCACCGAAACCGACGCCGGGACTACGCAAGCCCTGACCGCTGGTGACGGCGGCCTGCTTCTCGTCACCAACACGGCGGCGGACAACGACCTCGTTGCCCTCCAAAAGAACCCGGCGGCGTGGAGCTTTACGGCTGGCAAGCAGACCTTCTTCCGCTGCCGCTTTAAGGTCAGCAACGCGACCGAAAGCGACCTCGTCTTCGGTCTGCAAATCGTGGACAGCACCCCGCTGGACGTGACCGACGGTGTGTATTTCCTCAAGGCTGATGGCTCCACCGACGTGGCCATCGTTGCGCGGAAGAACGCCACGACGGGATCGACCACGGCTACCGCTATCACCACCCTGGCCGATGACACGTTCATTGAACTGGGCTGGTGCTACGATGGCCAGAGCACGATTGCCTACGAAGTCAACGGGACCGTCTTGGGCTCGTTGGACGGCTCGTCCTCGTATCTGCCGGACGCCAACTGCACGGTTAGCTTTGCCCTTCAAAACGGCAACGCAGTCGCGCGGACCATGACGGTTGACTACATTTTCGTAGCTAAAGAACGCTGATATAGACAGGGGCCGCTCCCAGCCGAGCGGTCCCTGCTCTTTTAAGGACCAGACGTATGCGTCCCATCCAAAAGATTATCAGCATCGCGGCGGCGGACCTCAACGGCGTAGCCGAAGCGCAGACCCCGGCTGATGGCGACCCCATTGTGCTGGATGGCGTTCTTGTCACCGACGGTGTGGCGACGTTCAGCTATCCAACCCAAGTTACGTTGACGAGCGGGGACGACCTCTCGACCGTGACGTTTACCATCTACGGCCTTGTCCTAAACGCCGATGGCACCCGGACCCAAGGCTCGGAAGTCGTTACCGGCCCGAACAACACCACCGTCACCACGACGCTGACGTTCGTAAATGTAAGCCTGATTACAGTGGCCACGCTTACCGTCTTTACGACCGAAGCAGTGGAAGTTGGCGGCGCGGCTGTTGGTATCGGTGACGGCCCTTGGTGGCCGCTGGACATCTACGTCCCGAACCAAGTCACCACGATCTCGTGCAACATTCTGGCCAGCGGCTCGGCCAACTACACGGTCCAGTACACCAACGAAGACCCGTTCAACACGAGCATCACCCAGCTTGCGGTGGCGCACCCGGCGGGAGCTTTGGCGGGAGCTTCGACCAGCCAGACGGCCTCCACCACAACGCTGATGCGGGCCGTGCGTGTAAACGTCGCTTCCGGCGAGGGCCAGCTTCGCGTAACTGTCGTCCAGCAATCTACGAGGTAGCGGTATGCGCCCCATTGAAGTTACGCTGGATTACGCCGTCCCAGTCACTACCGACTGGTGGCCGCTGGACATTTACACCCCCAATCAGGTCACGAGCATCTCGGTTAACAAGCTCAGCGGGACCATCGAGTACTCCGTCGAGTACACCAACGAAGACCCCTATGACCCGGCTATTGCCCCCGGTGACCTGCTGGTTGAGCCCCATCCCGCTGCGGCGTTTACCGACGCAACGGATAGCCTGACCGAGTTCACCGACGTGCTGATGCGCGCCGTGCGCGTAAACATCACGGACGGCTCCGGCTCTGCCCGCATCACTGTAGTCCAGCAATCCACGGCGTAACATCAGATGCTCACGTCTTCGCTTGCGGATAGAACAGCACAGGCCGCTCGCGATCTTGCCGAGGCTCTGGCCCCGGCAAAACAGGCTGCGCCTCCCGGCGCTCCGGGTGCCGCTCCCGGCGGGCCCCCCGGTGGCGCTCCGCCGATGATGCCCCCCGGTGGCGCTCCGCCGATGATGCCCCCCGGTGGCGCTCCACCTATGCGTCCGCCGATGCCGGGTGGCCCTCCCGGTGGGCCTCCGGGCGCTCCGCCAATGATGCAGCGCCCACCTATGCCCGGCACCTCACCTCTGGCGCAGCAACGCACTCCCCCTCCGCCGCAGCGCCCCGGCCAGTCTATGGCCATGGCGAACTTGGCGATGCGTCCGCCAACCCAGAACCCCATGATGGGCGGGCTGGCTCAAGTTAAGGCGTTTGCACAGGGCGGCTTTGTCCGCGCTAGGGGCTGACCCATGGACGGCTTCAAAAACACCACCAAAGCCCGATACTCAACCGGCGGCGGCGCGTGGACGCGCAAGGAAGGCCAGAACCCCGAAGGCGGTCTAAACGCCAAGGGTCGGGCCTCGTTGAAAGCGCAGGGGCACGACATCAAGCCGCCAGTCAGCGCCCAGCAGGCGGCCACGTCTCCGACTGCCGCTGGCCGCAGAACGTCATTTTGTGCTAGGATGACGGGGATGCCGGGGCCAATGAAGGACGACAAAGGCCGTCCGACACGCAAAGCCTTGTCGCTTAGAAAATGGGATTGCTAGGCCATGGACGGGTTCAAGAACAGCACCAAGACCCAGTACTCGATGGGCGGCTACGCCAAGGGCGGCTCCCTTAAGGGCGCGGCCAAGGTCGGCAAGGTCATGGGCGAGTTCAAGGCGGGCACGCTCCACAGCGGCTCTAAGAAGGGCCCTGAGGTAACCAACCCCAAGCAGGCTATCGCTATCGGCCTGAGCGAGGCGCACAAAGCCGCTGGCCACAAGAAGGGCGGCAGCGCCAAGGGCCCAAGCATCGAACGCTCCAAGAGCGTGTCAACCAAGTCCAAGGTCACGCCGACCATGAACGCGCAGGAAGTGCGCCGCATGGAGAAGTACAAGACCGCTATGGCCTCGCGGCCTAACAGGCAGCCCGTCATCGTTGAAGGTAAGCGCACGGCTGCGGCTCTCACGCCGATCATCCGCCGCGCCATGGCCGCTAAGGCCGCGCAGGCGGCTCAAGCTGCCCAAGCCTCTGCGCCGACGCCCCCCGTCATGGACGAGGGCGCTGCGCCAATGGGCGCGCCAGCGATGGGGCCGCCCGCCATGAAGAAGGGCGGGAAAGCCCGATTTCAAGTAATGCGTAAGGCCGAGGGCGGCGCAGTTGTGGGCTACGATGTCGGCGGTGCCGTTAACATGTCGTTCACCCCTCCGAGCCCAGCCCCCGCAGGGCAGCGTTGGATACAACGCGACGACGGGGCTATTGTGCTCGTCAGCACCGATCCCAATGCCACCTACACGGGCCGCTCAGGCGCTACCAAGAGGGTCAGCGACCTGTCTATTTACCAAGGCGGGATGGCAAACAGGCCTGCGGCTAATTTCGTGACTAACGACGCCCCCGACGTGCTTGCCAACCTGCGTAGTGTGGGTGGCCTAAACGCCAGCTACGATGTTCCCGATGCCGGGGAGATCGGCAACCGTCAGAACGCCCAGCTCTCGTTCACGCCTCCCGGTGTCGCCCCCGCCGGGCAGCGTTACGTGCAGCGCGACGACGGGGCTATTGTGCTCGTCAGCACCGATCCCAATGCCACCTACACGGGCCGCTCAGGCGCTACCAAGAATGTTAGCGACCTGTCCATCTACCAAGGCGGTAATGCTTACATCCCGGCTGCTAATTTCGTGGCTAACGACGCCCCCGACGTGCTTGCCAACCTGCGAAGCGTAGGTGGCCTAGATACCAGCTACATGGTGCCTACCGCAGGTAGGCAACCGGTTGTCGTGCCTGCCGCCCCTCCGGTGGTTAACAGGCCGACTAACCAGTCCGTGCCCATTCCCGAGGCTCCACCGCCCCTTCCTCCCAGAGGCGTTGACCCCCGCGCCTTGGCCGAGACGTACCGCGCCAGCGTGCCCGGCTACAGCTACGGCGAGGCCCCGGCTGGCGAGAGGCAGTTCTTCAACTACGCCCTGGCTCCCGGCGCTTCGCCGCCGTGGATGGCCAAGAAGAGGGGCGGTGCGGTCTCCGCATCCAAGGCCTCCCCCTCCGCGCAAAAGTACGCCGCTGCCATGGCCTCGCGTCCCAATCGCGAGCCGATGATCAAGCGCGACATGGGCGGCATGGCCAGCTCTACCCGGTCCACTAAAGACTACCATAAGTCCGACGCGGACTTCGTTGCCTCGCGCGGGGAGCAGTTGAACGCGCTGGTGGGCAAGAAAATGGCCAAGGGTGGCGAAGGCAGCAGGGGCGATCTCAAGCAGGACAAGGCCATGATCAAGGCCGCCGTCCACAAACACGAGCGCCACGACCACCCCGGCAAGCCGCTGACCAAGCTCCGCAAGGGTGGCACGCCCTGCTAGTCTGAGCTATGATGCGGTGAAGACAGGTCCGCTCCCGTTAGTGGGCTGCTGATTAATCCCAGCGGGCAGGTCTAATGGCTTATTCCAACACCGTTTCGCAGACCGTTTTCAACACCCGCAAGGTGATCGAAAACGCCGTGCGTCGGTGCAAGCTGACCGCCCAGCAGATCACCTCTGAATACGTCGATATCGCCAACGACCAGCTCTACCTGCTGCTGGGCAATCTGGCGAACCAAGGCGTGCCGCTCTGGTGCATCGAGAAGATGGTCATGCCGCTGTACAGCGGCAACGGCGTTATCGACCTGCCGACCCGCGTCGTAGATATTCTCAACTCCAACCTGCGCTACCTCCAAGAAGTGTCGGGCACGGACACCGATACCAGCACCACCCACACGGTGGCCTTTGGGGGCGCGACCTTCGTTACGACCGTGGGCGTCCTGTGGACGCAGGCATCGGTGCCGATTGCCCTTGAGCGGTCGGACGACTTCATCACTTGGACGACGGTTCAGGAGGAGACGCCCGAGGCCGTAGCCGGTGAATGGTCGTGGTACGACCTCGATACCAGCGTGGCCACGGCGTACTTCCGTGTTCGCGCTACCACCGGCACGCTGGGCTTTGACCAGATTTATCTGGGCAACACGCCGACAGAAATCCCCCTGGCGCGTCTGAACCGCGACGACTACACCAACCTGCCCAACAAGTCGTTCCAGTCAAACCGGCCTCTGCAATACTGGTTCAACCGAGCCATCCCGCAGCCGCAGATGTACCTGTGGCCGGTGCCTAATGACCAAGCCGAGGTCTACCAGATCACCCTCTGGTGCCACCGCTACATCATGGACGTGGGCACCATGACCGAGCAGATCGAAGTGCCGCAGCGTTGGTATGACGCCATCGTCTCAGGGCTGGCGGCTATGCTGGCGCTGGAACTGCCCGACGTAGACCCGCAGATGATCCCGGTGCTGGACGCCAAGGCCGCCCAGTCGCTGGCTACGGCGCAGGCGGAGGAGCGGGACAACAGCCCGATTATGTGGGCCCCGAACATCAGCATGTACACGAGGTAGCGCCATGGAAGGCTACCTTGACACTCGCGGCATGGCGTACCTGAGCATCGCTATCTGCGACCGCTGTAAGATCAAATACCCTCTGGCGGACCTGTTCTCCGACGGCAACATCACATCGCTCAAGGTGTGCCTGGAGTGCCGGGACGAGTACGACCCTTGGCGTCTTCCGGCAGCGCAAGGCGAGGTCATCTCGCTGCGCTTCCCGCGACCAGACCTGCCGCTCGATGTCTAGATACCTGAAAACCAAAAACTTGCCGATCATCGCCATCGGCATCTGCGGGCGTTGCAGCCGCAAGATGTCCATCATGGCGTTGCGTTCTGACGCCAACAGCCCCGGTCTGCGGGTCTGCCTCCGCTGCGCCGACGAGCGCGATCCGTGGAGCATGCCCGCGCCTGCTACAGAAAAGCTCCCCTTGCAGTATCCGCGCCCTGACGTTGACCTGCTTGGCCACGAGCCCCCTTACCTCGCTACCAGCGAGGAGCCCGTCGATGGGTAAGTACCTAAACACGCGGGGGCAGCCTACCCTTGGCATCGGTATCTGCGGACGCTGCTCGCGCAAGATGCCCGTGGGGATGCTTACGTCTGATCCCAACTCGCCGGGCCTGCGTGTCTGCCAAGCTGATCTCGATCAGTTCGACCCCTATCGGTTGGCCCCCCGCCAACCGGACCCCGTAGTGCTGCCGTTTACACGGCCAGACGCCTACCTTGGCACCAATCCTTTGGGCCTCCCGACTGAGGATGATAACTACTTCCTCATCACCGAGGGCGGCGAGGACTATCTTAAGCCATGACCGACGCCTGCCTGTACATGGCGACCAACCGCGCTAACGGAAAGGTCTACATCGGCCAGACCCGACAGGGCCTTGGTCGTCGCAAGTCGCGTCACCTGTGGGACGCGGAACGTGGAAGCCCGTGCCGTTTCCATTCGGCTATTAGGCGGTACGGCGCTGGCGCGTTTGAGTTCAAGGTGCTTGCAGTCGGCCCTTCCGGGCCTTGGCTGAACGACTTGGAAATCCGCGCTGTAGAAGCGTGGAACAGCTTCAACAAAGGCTATAACGACACTAAGGGCGGCGACGGTGGCCGGGGGTCAAAAGCGCGGTTGGGAAAGACCCACACGCCAGAGGTTCGCGCCAAGATTGCCGCCGCTCGTCGCGGGAAGCCCGGCACGCGGCTTGGTCATCGCAATACACCTGAGCAAAACGAGAAAGTTCGCCAAGCCAACCTTGGAAAAAAGCTGTCTGCTGAACATCGCGCTAAGATAAGCGCAGCCCAAAAAGGGCGTCCTGCCTGGAATAAAGGCGTTTTGCATACAGAAGAGCACAAGCTTAAACAAAGCAAAGCTCAAAAAGAACGGTGGGCTAAAAGAAAAGGCACAGTACAATGACAGACGTGCCAAGTAACCTCGTTCCGACGCGGATCACGCAGCTCCCCGAATATCAAGGGTCGAGCCCCGATGGCTACGTCGCCTACGTCTATGGCGGCGTCACGTACAAGGTGCAGCTCTCGCAGGTCATTGCGGCCATCAACGTGCCGCCGACGCGCGTTATCGCCACCGGCACGGGTCTGGGCGGCGGCGGCGACCTCAGTGTGGACCGCACGCACTCTATCCTGAACGAAGGCGTCGGCTACGCGCAGCTCAGCAAAACGGGGGCTGTTGCCGACACCTACGGCAGTGCGACCGAAGTCCCGCAGATCGTCGTGGACGACACGGGCCGCATTACCAGCGTCACTAACCTGCCTATCGTGCTGGTCGGCTACGTCCTAGACACGCGGCAAGTCATCGCGGGCATCGGCCTGACGGGCGGTGGCGCGCTGTCCAGCAACGTGACCCTGAACGTCAATTTCTCTGACAACACGCCTAAAGCTCTGAGTGATACCCCCTCGCCCGGCGTCGGTACGACAGCCTCACGTGACGATCACGTCCACCCGGCAGTCGATCTGTCGGACCCGGACCAAATCCAGGGTGTGCTTCCCCTGGGTAGCGGTGGCACTGGCGACGCGCTTTCTCCCGTCGCTGGTGCCATTGTCTATTCAACAGACGAGAAGTTCGCCTTGTCCAACGCGGGTGATCCCGGCCAAGTCCTCGTGTCGAACGGCCCGGCGGGTGCGCCTACTTGGACTAATGTCGATGCTTTGCAAGGCCCTACAGGGCCCACGGGACCGACCGGCCCAACGGGCTCAATGGGGGTAACGGGAGGCGCGGGCCCAACCGGGCCGACTGGTCCTACGGGCGCGGCGTCCAATGTAGCGGGGCCAACTGGGCCCACCGGGCCTACGGGGCCTACGGGACCGACTGGCGCTGCGTCTAACGTAGCGGGGCCGACTGGCCCGACTGGCCCGACTGGCCCGACGGGCGCAACGGGCGACCCCTCCAGTGTGCCCGGACCTACGGGGCCGACTGGCCCAACGGGTGCCGCATCTAACGTCGCTGGGCCCACGGGCCCCACGGGTCCGACGGGTCCGACTGGCGCTGCATCTAATGTCGCTGGGCCCACGGGCCCAACGGGGCCCACGGGTCCGACGGGTGCCGCGTCTAGTGTCGTTGGGCCGACTGGTCCGACAGGGCCGACAGGCACGACGGGCGCTTCGTCTAGCCTGTTCCAGTACAAGGCCAATGTGTCGGCTACCAGCGGCTACCCCGGCGACGGGCATGTCTTGTGGAACAACGCGACGCAGATTTCTGCCACCCAGTTAAACGTCAGCCACCTGACTGATGACAACGTGGATATCGACATCTTCTTGGCCCTCATAGCTACGGGCCAGACGATGACGTTGCAGGACGCCAACGTCAGTGCCAACTACCAAAACTGGTACGTCACCGGGGCCACGACAAACGTCAATCCCGGTGCGTCCAACAGCTATTGGACGGTGCCTGTCAGCCTGACCTCTTCCGCCGGTACGGGGACGACGGGCTTTACAACCAACCAGCGACTGTTCCTCGCCATTGTTACCGGCTCGGTTGGGCCAACTGGTCCAACAGGACCGACTGGACCTACGGGCGTTACCGGAGCCACAGGGCCAACAGGTCCAACTGGGCCCACGGGCACCGCAGGCACGGGCGGCCCAACAGGGCCTACCGGTCCGACGGGCGCGGCATCCAGCGTAGCGGGTCCGACTGGACCTACGGGCCCGACGGGCCCAACTGGCGCTGCTTCGCAGTTTTCAACCCTTAAGCTGGTTAGCCTGCGCCTCTAGGCCCGTCTGGACACCCCTGCGCGTTGGCGTAGGGTGGCGCTACCCTGACAAGGAGAGGCACACCTTGATCCCCAACACCGTCCACTTTGTGTGGCTGACGGGGCCGAACTCGCGTGAGTTCAGCTTTATTAACTATCTGGCAGTGCGCGCCGCGCACACCCGGCAGGAGGGCGCTCGCGTCCTCCTGCACGTCAACGCGGAGCCGGTCGGCAACGTCAACTGGGAGCGCATCCGGCCCTACGTCGAGATGGTGCGTGTCGAGCCGCCGACTACCTTCAACGACTACGCTCTGACCCACGTCCAGTATCAGTCGGACGTCCTGCGCCTGCAAATCCTGCTGGAGCACGGCGGCATCTACCTCGACACTGATATGCTGCTGATCAGGCCGGTGGACATCGCGTATGTGGGCGACTGCATCCTGAGCCCCGACACCGTCGAGAACCCGCGCTCCATCAACGCGGGCATCATCATGGCCGCGCCCGGTAGCCCGTTCATCCGGCGCTGGCTTGACGCCTTTGAGGTCAACAAGACGTGGGCGTTTGGCGCGGTCGTGTTGCCGTGGGAGCTGATCCAAGAGGACGACACCGGCGTCATGCTCACCAGTGCGGATGATTTCCTGCCCTTCGGATGGAAGGACAAGTCGATCCTGACACCAGAGGGCAGCTTCAGCTATGGCTACTGCGTCCACATGTGGGAGACGATTTGGGCTGACGATCTGCGCCATATTGACGACCACTATCTTCGCACCTCCGACAGCGAGTTTGCGAGGCTGTTTCGGGAGTACGCTTGGAAGCCGAAAATCTGCGTCTACGCCATCTCCAAAAACGAGGAGGCGTTCGTCAACCGCTTCTGCAACGCCGCCTTCGACGCGGACCTGATCTTGATTGCCGACACCGGAAGCACAGACCGCACGGTCGAGCTGGCCAAGGCCAACGGCGCTTACGTGCCGGAAATCTACGTATCGCCGTGGCGCTTTGATCTGGCCCGCAACGCGGCTCTGGCGCTGGTCCCCAAGGACATCGACATCTGCGTCAGCCTCGATCTGGACGAGGAGCTGCAACCGGGCTGGCGCGAGGAGATCGAGCGCGTCTGGTCCTACGGCACGACGCGGCTGAAATACAAGTTCGACTGGGGCGTCGGCATCGTCTTCTACTACGAAAAAATCCATGGTCGCAGCGGCTACAAGTGGCACCACCCCTGCCACGAGTACCCGGTGCCAGACCGCATAATCGAACGCTGGGCGCGCACGGATACGCTGCTCGTTATCCACAAGCCCGACCCCGCTAAGTCGCGGGGCCAGTACCTTGACCTGCTGCGTATCTCCATCGAGGAGGA